CAGGCGTCGGGTAGAGTTCAACCTTGCTGTCCGTACCGTCCGTGCCGCTCCATGCGTAGTAGCAGGGGAGGCCCGTCGTGACCGTGCTTAACTGCTGCTGATCGAGGATCCACTGAATCGGGACATTGCGAAGCGTGAGCTTGTTGGTCGTGTCGTTGACCGTGATATCCCGCTGACGAATGCCTGATCCGGTAACTGTGTAGGTGCTAGTTCCGGCTACCGTTGGAATGGTGATGGTTGTGGAGAGGCAGTCCCAATTCCATGCGTCTTCCACTTGTCTGCGGGAATCGTTGACGTAACGGCCAATCAGCGTTGAGTAGGCACTGGTCGTAACGCTGGCTACGCTGGATTCGCGTAGGCGGGAGAGGACTTCGTTAACACATTCCAAATACGTTGCCATTATTGGTTTGCTCCTGACATCATTCCTTGAATGTTACTTGCTCCACCAACAATCGGGGCCATCCTAGCTGTAGACATTGGCCTTGCAATAGCAGCACGTCTTGCCGCATCTTTTGAAAGCAATTCTCTCAACAAAGCCGGGTCAGCCAATACTTTAGCGGCTTCTCTTGTCACATCATCAACCGTTGATTTTGCGGTTTCTCGCGCAAGTTTGTTAGCCACAGCAACCCAAACATTAAGCAAGTTTGGCAGTTGGAATGCCCGTTCATCTCCGAGATTAGCTTTTGCCAACTTCTGCAATTCCTGAACTTCTCCAGTAATCTGTGAAGCATTACGAAGCCCAGAAATCTTGCTCATCTGTCCAAGATTGAACATATCAGACAATTGCTGGTTCGGCCTTCCAGTTGCCTGACGGATCAACCTCTCTTGAGCAGGAATAGCCTCAGTCGCCTTCAAGAAGGCTTCTGGCGATTGCTCCATCTTCTGCGACAGCGCGGTTCCAACTTTCATCTGATTCGCCGGAACAGACTGGAATGCAAAGATACGGTTTGCCTGCGCCCATTCAGGCGATTTCTCTGACAGCCATGCGCCTAGCGCATTCTTCGCTTCTCGTAGTTCGTAACCTAGAGTCTCGTCCGTAGATGCCGGAGACTTCATCAGGCGGTTGACTTCCTTTTCCATCAATCGGTACTGATTCTGCAATGACTTGATGGAGTATTTAGCGAACTGTTCAGGCATGTCCTCTTTGTACGGGGTCTGCTGCCAATCAGTGAAAACACCTTGATACACCGTCTTTGCAGGAGTATCCTTGCCAATCTGCGTAGCCCTTGGAACATTCCCTGCGCTTCGTTCTTCGATTCCAAGAGCGCGAGTGACAGCGGGACGATCCATAATTTCATTCAGTGCACGGTCGCCAGAAACTTCGCCTTGCGGGTATAGTTTCTGTGCTGTAGCTGTTCTTGCTGCTTTAACTTTCGCTAGTGCTATATCATCAGCAGACATACCAATCAGCGGATCAACCGGAGCATTCCTTCCGCCAGATAGCGTTCCCATCATTTCACGGGAAGCCCCTTGCTGTGCAGCAGCAATCGTGTTCAGATTCTCGCCTCCTGGCATCTTGGAAATTTCGCTCTCAAGCGCAGCAACCCTTGCTCCGACAGGAGCCTTTACTTGCTGTCCAATGCGGGCCTGACCAAGAGTTTGTGCAGTAGTCAGTGGTTGTCCTAGCTCAGAAACATCAACCCCCTTGGTACTGAGTATCTTCAGCACAGCGTCTTTTTCTGCTGGCTGAAGTTGATCGAGAACCATTTTTTGCCCGATGGAAGCGCGGCCTCCTTTGGATAGCGTTGCCCAAAGCGAATTTCCAACGTTCCTTGCTGCACCAGACATATTCGATACAACTTTTGCCAGCGCAGGGCTTCCGAGAGCAGCAGTAATACCTGCGCCGAACAATCCACCTTCCGCTGCATCGCCGCCTTGGGCCGCAGACAAACCGGCCCCCGTCGCGCCACCGGCTGCAATGTTCTTCAGGTACGTTGACGTTGCTTCAGCGACTTTCGGGATTGCCGGTGCGCGTGATGCGGCGGCAAAAGCACCTGAACCAACGGCTTGTGCAATTGGGTCAAGCAACCCGCCAACAAGGTACGCTCCGCTGCCTTTGTCTGCGGTATCCTGTGCAATACTCGCTTCACTTCGCATCCACGGAGCATCAAACATCTTTGAAGGAATGTCGAGAATCTTCCCTCCGAGCGCCCCGGCTCCAGCAACCACGTCGCCAAGGATATTTCTAGCTGTACCACGTTCAGCCCGAATCATGGATTTGGTAGCACGTTGCTTTTGCTCTGCGATTTGTTCCGGCAATAAAGTCGGCTTTGACGGTACGGCGACTTCAGAGCGTAGCCGGCGAACTTCCTCAGCAAGCACACCGGCTGCTTCCGTGTCTCCGGCAGCATCAGCCTTCAGGAAGGCCGCTTCGACTTGAGCAAGATCAGCCATTATTTGTACTTCTCCAAAGCGGCATCAACAGCAGAACCAGTAGGCTTCCCGCCACTAATAGGCGCACCACCTTCTTGAGCAGCAGACTGGTCGACGGCCTTCTTCCAGTTGCCGTAGTGCATTTTCACTTGATTTAGGCCATTGCGGAGTTTTGCTTGGCTCTGACCTTTCTTCAGCGATGCAATTGTTGCCTGAAGCATTTCAAGTTCGCGCACAGCTACCTGACCCAACGCGCCGCCAGTAGGCGAAGCCTGCCGCATCGCTTGCAATTCATTGAATCCGAGATTTGCTTTGATGGTATCCAAAGTCGCATCCAGATCGTAAGCTCCAGTTCCAGGAATCATCCCAAGAACTTCACCAGTCAGTCCGGTAGAGAAGAATCCAGTCTCTTTCAGCGCCTCGTCAACCTTCTGAGTTACGAGCTTCGCTTTCATCTCGGTTGTATCAGAGATAGCCTTGTTTTTGGCCGTCATGTCTTTCGGCCCACCTGGAATTGGCTCCAAATTACCATCAGCGGTGTAACGGTATCCGGCAGGCGGCTTACCAAGGCCACTAGCGCCCTGTTGTTTTGATTGAGCAAGCGCAAGCATTGCCTGTCGGTTCTCAATCATTGCATTACGGTACTGGCTCAAATCTTCGCCACGTTGTTTTGCAATGGCTGCTTGGCTTTCTATCTCTTTTTCGCGCAATCTCAAGCGTTCCATTGCCTCTGTTTTCTTCAGATCAAACGCCTCAGTCTCTTGGAACTCCTGCTTTCTCTCGCCAAGAGCTTGTTTGCGAGAAGCCATAAGCATCTCTTGCTCCTTTGCCTCCTGTTGCTTTGCCAACATAATCAGCTTCATCGCCGTCTGCTGATCGCCAGCCTGCGCGAATTGTGCCGCCTTCGCTTTCAGTCCAGCCGAAGTCGTCAGGTCGCCTCCCGTCGCCATTACGCTCTCACGCAACTTGGCTTGTTCGGCAGCGGGATTCACATAGCCCATGCCCTCAGCAGCAACACCGCCCAACATGCCGCCGCCACGAAACATCTGTCCAGCTGCACGTTGAAACGGGTCTTGCGAAGCGTATTTGTCAGCCGCTACACCAAGATTCGCATTCTGCTGCTGCTGTATCTGCCACGGTTGCGGCCCGAATAGACTTTCTACGATATTGTCAGCCATTACAGCGGCCTCCCGGTGAATGGATCAAACTTGTACTGCTGATTGACAGCAGGATTCGTGTAATTCGCTACGGCATTCCCCGCCCCACTCAGCATCGCACCCCACGGACTGTACGCATTCGCCGGCTGCATCGTTTGCGCCGCACTGTTCATGCCCTGCGCCAATAGTCCTCCAGCCGCAGCATTCGACGTCTGACGGCCTAAATCCATGCCCATAGTCAAAGCCTGCTGCCCAAGTCCCTCAAGCGTCTGTGCGCCGCCCAAAGCAGTCCGGTACGGATCAAATGCCGCCGTCTGTCCTGCGAACATCCCCTTCGTCAGATCACCGCCAGTGCCGACCATGCCTGCACCAAATTTCGCGTAATCCATGCCGCCCTGTGTCGCCTGTGCTGCCAAGCCCAAATCCTGTTGGCGCTGTGCATTCATCAGGGCTTCCAGTCGCGGATTCGCCGCGCCCATCATCCCGGTTGCGCCGGTAGCCAGGCCATACGTCCCACGGTTGTATTCGCCAGATAGCATCTGGCTCATATCACGGTCGCGTCCAGTCGCCAATAGTGCCTGTTGCTCTTGCATGTACTTCTGTGCCTGTGCTGCCGGATCGGTAGCAAGGTACTGGTTTCCGAGCGACATGGCGCGTTGTCCTGCATCGCCCATTGGAGCGAAGGCGGCAGGAGCGTTCTGATACTGACTGAGCATCTGACCAGACTGAGCCATCAGTGCATCTTGTTGCGCCTTGACATCAGGAGTCAGGTTATATCCTGCACCTATTACGTTGCCGTTCGCGTCCTTGGTGAAGTCGGATTGCCCGAATCTCGTTGTAACGCCGATTGGTTTGAACTTAGCAGCATCGGCGGCGATTTTCGCTGCTTCGATTTGTGCAGCAGCGGCTTTCGATGCGGCGTCTTGCGCTGCATTTCCAGACAAGTATCCGCCAACGGCACTTAGCCCCCCGGAAAGTAGGCCGGAGGAATTCAGGGCTTTCAGGGTTTGATTTGCGGTTCCGAGTGGGTTATCTGCGGCTTGTTGGAGAAGTTGTTGATACCACGGAGTAGATGCAAGTCCAGCGCCAGCAGATAGGTTCAACGGAACCTGTGTAAGCGATTGCTCAAGCCCAGGAATGCTCGACATTTGCCCAGAGTAGTTTGTGAAATCAGGGAATAGGCTGGAGGGATCAAACATATTTCCTCCAGAGGAAGCATCCCCATAACTAGGCCATTCGCCTAGAACGTCTGTCCAATCCATAGCACCACTCCCTGCATTTGCGCCAGTTAGCATCCCGCTTGCAACATCCCCTGCCAGCGTTGCCGCTGTTGCAGAACTTACCCCTGCGGCAGTAAGTACCGATCCAATCTGAGCCGCATTACCTAGACCCGCAAGAGAACCCGCTACTTCTGCCGCTGTGAACCCTTCCGCTAACAGTGCCGCCGATTCCGCTGCAAGCATCCCTGATGCCGTGGTTGCTCCAGCCGCCGCACCAGCACCAGCGCCCCATGCACCTAGCGCAGCGCCTCCCGAATACACGGCAGCGGCGAGCATCGCTAATTGCATCAGCCCAAATCCACCAGAATCTGATCTTGCGGATTGGGCGGCGGGAGATTGCTCTTGGTTGAACTGCTGGCCTGCCGCAATATCAGCGGGGGATAGATTTGCATTCACTCCAAACTGCTGTAGCGCACCGGATTGTTGCGGGCTGAATTGATTGTCAAATAGATTGATTGCGCCCCACCTCGACCCTTGCCCGTAAGAATCCATCCCGAGCAATGGATTTGCAAGGAACGCGCTTTGCTCGGCGTTAAGTGAGCCTCCTGCGCGGGCGTAGGCAATCAGCTTGTCGACTTCTGCGCTATCCGCCGCCTTTTGAACATACGACATGGACTCCGCATGTTCAGGCGTACCAGCATTCGACCATGATCCATCAGCATTTTTAAGCTGAATTTGGCCGTTTACTAGTCGCGCCCAATCTTGATTGTCGTATGTCCACGCCATCTCAAATCTCCATCACTTCTTCTTTGCGCGGCCTTCCTCGCTTCGGTTTCAGCACTTCTTGCGCTTCGGCGGCTTGCGGGATTTTGACGGCTTCATTGGGCTTTGTTTCATGGATCACCTCCTCATAGGATTCATTGGAACGGGTTGAACGAATGTCGTCCTCGTTGGAGAACGACACTACGTTGCCACTTCTGATACACCGGAATTGACTAGCCACCCTGAACCACCGCAGCACTCAGAACAGCAGATGCCGAAGCCGACAGCAGCAGTCGGATACACGCTACAGGGGCTGCATACGTCGCTTCAGACGATGCAGACTTTGCACCAGCCGAGTTGTCGAACCACAGCGTAGGATGCGAACTGGAGCCGTCCTGATAGCTGTGCTGAACCTTGTAGGTTGCTGTTCCGCTCACCAGTGTCACGCCGATACCGATGGCTATAGGCGAGGTGCTTAGATTTGGGCTGATCGTGTTGGAAACGGAGTCGATTGCGTGACCGACACTCAACGTAGTTGCAACCGAACCTGTGTGCGCTACCGCACTGACCGTCTTGAAATACTTAGTTCCGGTCTTTGTTCCAGCACTCGCGCCTACAGTAGATTCTGTCTGCGCCCTGCCGTCAGAGTCCGTTCCGGTAATCGTGAAGGTGATGCCGGTATCGTTGCCCCCGGATACTAGGGTAATCAGGTGAGCCGCTGCCAGTGTAGCCACGCCGCCAGTAGCAAGCGTTCCACCGATGACGATTGCGCCAGCACCGGGAGATGCCGAAGCACTCACGGAATTGACCGCCGCCGCAGAGGTCGTCAGCTTCAGAGGGCCGTAAGAATTAACATCCATGTTTGTTCTCCAATGGAAGAAGGGGGCTGTTAAGCCCCCGTTCCCTTACCAAGCCGGACGGCCCACCAAGATTTTGATTACCGCGTTCGTGATCGCATCAGCAGCGAATTCAGCAACGTCAGCGTGGACAATGAAATTCACCGTGTTTGCCGAGCCGACTTCTGCACGGATCACAGCACCATCACCGCCTGCATCGAACGAGTCCATATTCAGGCTCATACCAACAACCATGTCGCCAAGAGCGACGCCCGGAACAGTCATGCTGATGGACAACGTGTCGCCAATCGCTACCGCGTCTTGATCGGTAACGGTGGCGGTAACTGCCCACATCTCACTGAATGCCCCGCCGAACTGCTTGTTGCCCTGCTCGACATTTGAAACACTAATCGTATTTGCCATGATGAATCTCCTTTAAGGTATGTGGAGGGAGCCATTACAGCCCCCTCCGATTCATCAAGCAGGCACTATGAGCGCAATGCCGGCATACGACCGGAGCGTCTTGGTGCCATAGATCGTGTCGGCAGTCACCAGCGTACCAAGGTACTCTTGCTTGTACTGACTCTGGGTACGGATACCCATTTGTTCAGCGTGAGCGAAAGCATCCTTGTGCAGCATCAGGCAAGGACGGTACTTGGTGTCAGTGTCGCCGGTGAAGTCGGTAGTGATACCGTAAGCATCCACATACGAAGCAGACAGAGTCGTGCTGGAGAAGTTCACCGCTTGCAGGCTGTCCGTACCCTGAACGTGAATCCACGGGCAGTTGGACGAGGTGAATACTTCCATGCCGTAGACGTTGCCGAGACGACCCGTCTTGATGGTGTCGCCGTTACCGACAAACGCCTGCTCGGTGAATCGAGGGATGCCGCGCAGTACGCGAGCCTCAACCGGGGGGATGATGAAGTTGAGTTCGGACGAATCAACATCGGAATCCTCCAGCGTCTGCATGGCGCGGCGGATACCCGCGTCAGTCAGTGCCGTACCGTTGCCGGGGGTAGCACCGGAGAACGCCGTCGAGCCGTCGCCGCCGATAACACCAGTCTCATACAGATTGGTGTTGGCCGGGGTGGTGTTACCCGATTGCAGGTAGTGGCCCAACAGGTGCAGATCTTGGTCGACCTTCTTGGCGAGCGCGTAACCGGCATCCTGCGTGTAGAACTGACGCATGGACGACAGGGCTTGCATCTCAGCCATGTCTTCGTACAGTTTGCTGTACTCGAACCATTTGTTGATGAGGACATCAACAGAGGTCGCGGTGTCAGCAACCAGGGTCACAACCGTCAGATCAGCCTTGGCAGTAGCAGAGCCACGAGCCGGAACGGGGATGTGCAGGGTGTCGCCCTTCTTGCCCTTGAAGGAAATCTTGGTAACGAGGTTGGCGAGAACAAGTTTGGACTTGTACGCCGCAAGCGTTTCGTCTGACCAAAGTTCAGGAATAAATTTGTCTGCGGTGGTGAGGGTTACGCCCCCAGTAGGATAAGCCATGATGAATCTCCTAGATCAATCGTTAAATTGACCCCACCGAAACTTAACCTACTTGACTCGCTTCTCCGCGTAAGCTGCAAGAATCTCGTCAGACATGGCCTCGTACTTGGCAGGGTTTGTCATTTTCAACCTGATGAGGTCAGCCCTGCGATAGATTTTCCGAGAAGATTCCCCGCTACCTCCGGTATCAACTGCTGCGGCCTGCAATGTCTTGGTACGGGAGGATTTCTCCTCATCACTTACCGTAACTTGCGGTGGCGCTTTAACTGCTCGCAGTTGCTTGAAGGTGCTCAACAACTCGTCTGCTGCATCGACATCGTAGCCTTCAGCTTCCTTGAACAGTTTGACCCGTACCTTGGACTCGCCAACCCATTTCGCAAACTCTGCGTCTTGGACGACTTGCCCGAAATCGGGGTGCAACTGCATCAACTTCTGCTGCGCCTGCGCTCGCATCGCCTGAAGCCCGTATTGCTGTGCTTGCTGGACATGCGGGTTTGTTTCGATCTGCCTGCGAATTGCCTCTTGCGGATTCTCGAAGAAATCAACCTCTTTCGGCTGTTCCTCTTGTTCCTTTGGCTTCAGTTGCGATTTGATTAGCTCATCAGTAAGCCTGCGAAGTTCGCCCGCTTCGTTTGCGTACCGGCCAAGATTTGACTTGTCCTTCTCCGCAATCTCGATAATCTCCTTTACAGTCTTCCCGCGATACCGCTCCGGGAATTCCTGAGAGACAATGCTTTCGGGTTTTACTTCGGTACTTTCCGCGCTCTGGGCCTCGATTTCCGCAGCCACAGTTTCAAGTTCGCCAACATCGCCTTCGATGTCTTGGATTTCAGCCATTTTTCATCCACTCCTAGGTTAGAGCTACGATTTGCACACGTTATATACGACGGTTACTAACTTGTCAAGCGTGGTTACTTACTCACCATGCTGAGCGCGTTTCGCGGCCTTCTGGCGAGCATTTGCTTCCCTGATGGTTGCCCACCTGTCGTGAGCACCTGGAAACGCCCCCGTGATGCCCTCCAGAGCCACTCTGGGCATACCGACGATCTTGTACATCGTCTTTCCGCAGATACATGGGATTTGCGTGGCCTCGATGTACCGCTCGACCACATTCCCGCAATCTGGGCATTTCAAGTCAATCAGTTGTCTCATCCTGTAGCCCCTTGTAAGCGTTTTCACTGGTTTCCTTCAGGGATAGCATCCAACGCATCATGGAAATCTCACCGCGCCGGAAGTGAAGCATCTTTTCGTCCTGTACCGATGAAAGGTCGTTTGTCGCGGCAAGCATCTGTTCGACATCAAACATTAAATCCTTCCACGCTTCCTCTCCCATCATGCTCAGTCGTTGCTCATAGTAGCGTTGCAGTTCTGGCGTCATCACAACTCTTCTCCCCAACGAATAACCACGTCACTCGATCCATTCACTGAATTATTCGCCACGATCAGGTAATCACCTCGAACTAGGTTCAACTCAACGTGGCTGTTCGGGAACTCGTATTGCACACCAACTCCAGCCTCCACGTTGAAGGCGTCGATGAACTCTAGATTGGCAACCGTTATGGCCGTTGCTCGTACTGCCCCTGCGTTCATATCAGTGGAATCGGACTGGACATAGGAATATTTCCCGCCGTATCCGGCCACCAGAGTCTCGCCAGTGATGTCGGCGGCAGAGCGGGTACGCCATAGTTTGAACGTACATTTCTTCGTGTTGTTCAGACCGATGGAGTGGATATGCACCGTCCGTGTATTAACCTTGCCGTTGATCGTCAGCGGGTTGTAAATAACCAGAACAGGAACGTCTGCGCCGTTGGTCGCTACTGCTGCTGCGTAGGCAGAGGCAGCCTCCTCGTCAGTTTCTTTGCCGTTCTCGGACGTGATGTCGCA